CCATCAACATCGTGAAGGTCAATACCCACAGAAAGATGCGCTCCCTCAACGGGAATTCCCACAAGGGCAGAAAAAGCAAGAGAATCTTCTCTTGTGGCTACGCCACGATGAGTCGATAAATTGCTATAGTTAACGCCAAGCTCAGGAGAAACACTCTCCAAGAGATTAGTGATAGTAACACCTGCGTTACCAAGGGTAACGCCCAACATGGTTGCAAGACTAAATAATAGTGTCTTCATATTTTTGTATTATTAACGGTTTAAAGCGATTGTCAAATTAATTTTACACATTCTGTGTCATAAAAGAGAATATAAGGGCTTATTTTTATTATCTACATGTGAATACGTATTCATCGCTGTCGCTATTTTTTCCCCACCTTTTTTATTAATCTCCAAACTTGATATCGGTCTTTATCTTTTCCCATTGCTGCCTCAATGGCTCTCCTCGTAATGCTTTTATCAGAAGCGGCGAAGGTCACCTCTTGGAAACGAGGCTTGTCACTTTTAATAATGTTTATATTAACAGCTTCAAATGTAGTTTTTAATGCTCGACGAACATCATTCTGGCAATCCGCTCAGGTGACCCCCGACATAACAGCTCTGTAGCGTGTCTCGTCGGCCTTAATCAAAGGAGCCAGCCCCAACATGAGAAGTATAAATAATTTTTTCATAACTAATTTACGCGGAGGTGCCGATGCCTACGCCAGCACTAATGCTATCTAAGTAAGATTCGCGCATCTTCTTAAGATCTACCACCCTCAACCCTTTTGTCCTGTCCCCCTCAATTACCAGATCAAAGTTTTTGGGAACGATTACCTGATCTCCATTGGGAAGGAGTATTTCCCCAGGTGAGTTATCTGCCATCATCCCATCGATTTTTATTCGGGAATCGGAAGGCCAACGCACTTTCTCTAGTTTAAGAAGGTTTTTTGTGTGACGGAAGCAACCGTTTCTAATATTTATTCCTCTCGCATCCCATGTGCACACAAGGGGCTGCGTGGTCAGCTCTGTCTCAAAATTTTCAATCGTTATTTGGTGAGCATCCCCCCACTGGAGTCCTGTTCCACAATTATGAGAGGTAATATTCTCCAACCTAAGAGAATAAACCCTGCTTGAACCAAGCTCAAATGCAACTGCCCCCTCTCTCGCAACAGAATCCTCTCCACCTTTAGCTGCATCACTAAATACATCTCGGACAGAGTAAGTATCTCCCCCTAACTTGACCCCCACAGCATTCTCACCAAATCCGCGCACCACCAAATTGTCTACCCCCGCTGACTGTTGGGCACCACGAAAACAAACGCCGTTGAGACCGTGCTGTGATTGTATGTGTATATTACGAATCCCCGCACCAAAGTTGCTATAAAATGACCTTTTGTTTGGTTGTTTCCAGCTGAGAATCCAGTCGCCCTCAAAATCTTCTTCAGCGCGAAAACCACAGGAAGATCCTAGATGATGCCCCGCTCTCACCGACCCCTTTAACTCCACATGACTGTCCAAAAAGAGGGTTCTGTTTAGGGGATACCAATCAGTCAATACGAGAGTCCCACTGTGTTGACGACTACCCGACTTGTTTAACTGCTTCTGAGCCCGCTCAAAATATGCAGTCCAGTCAACTGGGAGTTCTGGGTGTGCGTTATCAATACCATATTTTTCAAGAATTTCTCTTGCTTTAATTATTTCGGCTTCGACCTCCTCTTTGGAGGGGATGATTATTTGTTTCATTTGGAATAAATTTCTCTTTCAAGCCTCCTAAAACGAGCATCAGAGTGCCAAACCTCATCAGTTTGGGGGGTATAGGTTCCATCCTTTGTTTGAATGGGGCTATTCATCCTGAGTCTCAGAGTAGAAGGCTGATATATGTTCAAATTGCTCACGCTCAGTGGTGAGTCGCTTCCGCAAGAGGTCAGCGCGATCAGCATCATTGCCATCCCCGCTACCCCTAAGCTTTTCAATTTCTTGGAGGATTTCATCTTCTCGTTCTCTTTGTTCGCGGTGAAGATCATAATAGAATCTCTTGTTTTTAAGATTTAAAAATAATTCTAAAGATTTTATAAGGGATTTAAGTAGTGCTAACATCTGCTTCCTTAGAACAGGAGAATACCTCTGTTTCCACTCCCTCGGGAGCAACCTCCCTAACGGAGCCGCCAACTACTTTGGCGCAATCAATTGCCCAGCCCAATGCCCCTTCCAAGGCCGAACTGTAACAATGGTGGAACTGACCCTTGCGGGTGTATACCCTATAAATAACTGGTTTTTTGCTCATTTTTGCGGTTTGAATTCAAGTGCTACTCTTCCAACATTTTCTTTGTCGTCTGACAACATCCCGTGAATTAAAACACAGTCTGGAAGGAAGTCAACACTTTTTTCATCTAAAATATAACGGTCGTTTTTGAAAAAAAGTTCTCGCACTACATGGCGTGGTCCCTTGCGGGTATGTCCTAGCGAAGCTTCCTTCCCCATTAGGTGTTCTGTGGTCTTGTTTGTTCCGACCACCTTAAATATTACACTCATACGTTCTGATTTACACCAAACTACACTTTTTTTCTCGTCATTGAATATTATGACCCTTTTGTCGTATCTTTCAATCCATTTTTTATAAGATTTTACCTTGTGCTTTCTCCGTATTTCGCTTTTAATATAATTTTTATTGTGATTTTTCAGGGCTAGATCAAAAATAGCGCGTGTTGTAGACACAAGATCCAAGCTGCTGAAGCTCTTACTCACCCCAAATATAAAGGTAACATCTAAGCATGATGGATATTCAGCGATAAAGGCTACCACCTTTATTTTAGAATTCTCTTCTGCCACATAAACGTGGCAGGTATCACAATAGAAAGAAAACAAACCCTCTATTTTTTTCCTTTTTAAATGGGGGGAATGAATATTTTCTAGATCATATGGTTTAGACCTAATAAAAAAATCCCAGAACTCGTCCCACAGCCTTGGATCGGCGGATTTTAGCTGTGTAATTTTCACTTCTTTATTATATTATATAATAATAAAGTGTAAATACAAATATGGCGGCAGAAGGACAGAATAAAGCGGCGAGTAGTCTTTTAGATCTCCAGCCTACTGCTGTGTTGGAGTTGTTTAGAGTTTACCCTGATAGAATCAATAAGCCCACCTTATTTATGGGGTTTCACGGTGGCGCTATTTTCGATAAAGCAATAAAATGGCAAGGTCTCCAATATATCCCTCTCCCCATTGAAAGCGAAGGGTTTGATGTATTGGGAGACGGCAAGATGGCGCGACCCAAAATAAGGGTAGCCAATAAAAATTATATCATTACCAATCTGCTCCAAAATTACAAAGACCTAACAAATGCAAAGGTTGTTAGAAAAAAAGTTCAGGTTAAATTTTTAGACGATGATAATTTCGATGGAGGAAACCCCTTCGGAATAGCAGATAGTAAGGCTGAACTGCTAGACGAGGAATGGATAATGGGGCGAAAGACTCAGGAGTCCAAGATATTTGTAGAATTCGAATTAAATTCTCCCTTAGACCTAGAAAACTTTAGCGTCAATTCTAGGGGAATCCAAGCTAGATTTTGTTATTGGCAATATAGGGGGGAAGGTTGTCGATACCAAGGGCTACCTATCGAACAAGGGGATGGGACACCCTTCCGAGACGCAAGCGATAATCCAATTGTCCCTACTTATACTCCCCCTAGAGATCCCGAAGGCGAAGCGACCGAGAGCAACTTCTGGGAGGACGGAAGTCTTGTCTGGAATACAAATACAGAATATAATAAGGGCAATATAGCTATAACAAAGAGTCCCACCGTTCTCCTCCCCGTAGGCGATGTTAATTCGGAGGGGGTTCCCCTAAAAACTGTTTATATATCTGTAGCGGATGGCAACGTAGGGAATCATCCTGAAAGAAATCCTAGTTACTGGCAAAAAGATGGCTGCACTAAAAGGCTGAGTGCCTGTCAAAAGAGATTTAATCCATTTGAGAATATAGGGACAATTACGACTTTGCATTCGTCGGCTTTCCCTACAGTCAGGTTCTCAGGAGTCGCTGACCCTGACCGTCGCCCCTTTAATACATACACTAAAAATAAAGGATGCTTTCACACAACAGAATCTGACGTTACGGGAACATTAGACCCAAGAAATGAGTGGACTCTGGTTGGGTGGGCGAATGTTAATGAGCACTCTCTGAGAGGAGCGGGTATTTTTACCACCACCGCTGGAGATGAAGGTGAGTTCCCTGTGAGTAGATTTTTGAATATCACTAGAAATGGGCGGTGGGGTTTCTATAACAATGACCAACCCGAGGCAAGGACAATCGGTGCCCATTACATTGGGTCTCGCCTTGGTGCTCCGCCATCCGATCAACAGATTTCTACCCTTTACCGAGTTCGAACTTTACATGACGTTCAAGAAGCCTCAGAGGAAGTTGATGACTGGCATCAGTATGTTACCAGACACAGCACAGGAACGCTAGATTTTATTCAAAACGCCGCGCTGCCAGTCGACGAGAGAGGAAACCCAGAAGACTTTACTACGCGGCTAGAAGTTTTTGTAAACGGAGAGGGGACTCAGGGAACAAATCCCTTACATTGGAGGCGGGATATGTTTCAGGTCATTCCCAGTATATTTGAATTTGGTTGGAACATCATGCCTGATCCCGAAATAGAAGGGAATAATGGCAACTTTGCTTCGTATTCCAACAGGGCAGACGCCCACGTTGATGGCGTTTCCCGCCCATGTCTCCCGCAAACATTTATGATTGGGGCACAGACATTTTGGAGATTTGAAGGCGTTTGGCCCGATGGCGATCCTGATAATCCACTGGTCATTCGCGGTCCCGCCGCACAGCTAACCACTATGAATGGACATATAGGAATGTGGGGGCTGTGGAACAGAGCATTAAATGACGAGGAAATAAGGTTTTTAAGAACGCCAGTAATTACCCCCGCTGATGCGGACAGTTATTTTGATTATATCCCACGGGCATACGAGGACTGCACAGGAAGAATGAGCACTTTAACAGGGGGCACGGGCGACGGTCTGCCTGACGGAACCGCTCCCCTCCTTTATGGAAAGGATAGCTTAGTGGCGTGGTGGGACGGAACCACAGGAGACGCAAGTATCGGCCATGGCCTACTTGATATCCACACAGGACTCAACACCACTTTAACGGGAAGCGGCGACTTTTTAGGAGTCGATCAATCTTATAAATATTACACCGTGGAACAGACACCTACCCCCTCCCAAAAATTCCCAAATTTCGGAGGATTCCCAGGAACTGCTGGATTTAGCTATGGAAGAGATGCATTTTAAAGAGGAAGGGGCGCTTCTTGAACATATAAAGAAGCTTTCTCACCAAAATTTAAGAGGAGAAATCTGTGGTTTTCTGGGTTACGATTATAGCGGAGAGCAATATATAATTCAACAAGAAGAGAACATCTCCCCCAACCCTTCTTCTCTTTTTATAATCAATCCTTTAAATTATTTGCTTTTTAAAGATCGTTATACAATGGTCGCTATTTTTCATAGCCATATTGCGGGGGACGAAAGCGCATCAGAGTTCGATGTGAAAATGGCTGAAAATTGTTGCCAACCATTTTTAATATATAGCCTGAATAGTAAAAAAATAAATATTTATACCCCCGAAACCACAGAAGCAGATGTAAAGATACTAGAACGGATTAAGGCGGTAGCATGACACAGGTAAAACTACATGGGATTTTAGCGAAGGAGTATGGACAAGATTTCCGCCTCGATATAACAAACCCCAGAAATACTCTCCATGCTATTGACGCCAATAGGGATGGTTTTATCCCGAGAATCGTGCAATTGCAAAAAGAAGGGTGTATGTATGAGATTATTATCAACAAGAAAAGACTTAATGATTATAGAGATCTAGAAAATCCAAATGACATTAAAACTATTGACTTGGTTCCAGCAATTGTGGGGAGTGGCGCCATCGGCTCGGCCATCGCTGCGGTCTTCACATGGCTTGGGGGGGGAACATTTTTAGCCAACGTCGCCCTAGCTGTAATATTCGCGGCTGTTAGTTACGCTTTAACTCCCCCCCCCGATACAGACCAAGTAGAGGGAACCGCTCAAGCATCTAAGTCGTCTATGGTTTTCAGCAATAACGTGAATACAGCGAGTCAGGGAGCGCCGCTGCCTCTTGGATATGGACGCTTAAAAGTGGGGTCTCAGGTAATACAGGCGACCATCAAATCTTATCCCCAACACAGAGAGCCTATGACAATATTAAAAGCGGAAGGGGATGCAGGGAGCAACACTAGCCAATTGTGATCGTAAGATGAATCATATATTAAAAAAATTACAGATCGCTGGGGCGAAAAAACAGAGTAGACCTAAGCCTCCTATTTTCAAACCGCCCGAAATGGGAGGATTGCAATATGGATCTTCTTATAGCTACTCTGAAACTCTTGATTTGATTAGTGACGGTCCTATCGCGGGGGTGGTTAATTCTCAGGGAGACCTACTGGAAGGGTTGAACATACTACAAGGAATTTATCTGGACAATACTGCCGTAGCAATAGCCGCAGACGATAGCTCTTTGAGTCGCCTAGAAGCGGAGGCGGCAGAAGATAATGCGATGACATTGGATAACGCAAACGGCACGGGAATAAAATCGCTCATAAATTTTTGTAAAGCCTTAGAACAGCAATCCCAACCCTTGGTAACTAATCTGAGTTTCCAAGGGGGAGTAGGGACCAACCCAAATAGCTATGAAAAAACACTAGGTGATAGTGCGAACCTGTTCTTTATAGCGTTCAGGGATGGGTCTAGCCACCCCACAGTCCCCCCGCGTGGAATGCTTGATGCGGCATTATATATTAGGGCTTTTATAAAATACGCCGCTCCTGCCGAGGTTGATGATCAAACTTTTTATACGTGGTTAGACGCAGATCTCTCAGATCCTCAACCGATAAGAGAACAGCACGAAACCGACTTTGGCCCAACTAATGCAGCCTATAGAAATACAGCCTATCCCTGTGGAGTAGAAGAACCTTGGGACCACTCAGCGGGTTTAAATAGAGAAGAGGGGCGCGGCCCCAAGTCTTTATTTTGGACGGACGCCGACACTTTAGAAGACTCTAAGTTTTTGACAGCATATGCCCCTCCATACAGAGGGGATGGAGAAGGTACTGAGTTTTGGGGGCTTTTCCGCGAGTCAGTAGACCACGCCCAAACATTCATTCAATCAGAACTAGACGCCATTCTTGACTTATGGAACAACAGCCGCGAAGGAAATGGTAACCCATACCAAGAAATCTTAGCGGGAAGAGCCCTTAATAACCTTGGGTGGACGGAGGGCTCAGACCCCGACCGCATCACCACGTTGCTTAAAGATTATGCTAGGGCAATGCGTGGGCCACATGCCAAGGGGTTTTCTGCATTAATGATAGCCAAGATTAAGGAGGATAATGGGAGTCCTGATAAGTCTATTTTAGATGATGACGGCAATGTGTCTAACTGGGGGATTATGCCTTATTCCACTGAGAGTGTTCGCGTCACAGCGGGGGGACAAGAATTTTTCACCCACTATGGCACGTATCATCAGTTGGAGCGAAATGCTAGCAACTGGTGGTCTGACAACCCAGGATATTCTGTAAAGGATGTAAGCTGCCCTGTAGTGGGGGCAGATGGCGAACTAACGGGTGAAATGCGTGGTTTTATTATATTTATTTTCCGACCCCACGCAAGAGATAAAGATCATAGCGCTACCAAGGATTACGTCCGTGCATGGCCCGATAAAGTTATTAAGGAGCTGGGGTTGATAAACTCCCTGCGTTACACCAGAAATCCCACAAGCGATGGTACTGTGATAGTGGCCAGAGAGCAGGGAGACGAACACAGAGTTGCCTCGCTTTCGGCGAACTCTTCTTTTTATTCCAAGAAAGCAAATAAGTTAAAATTTAATTATACCAACGTTTTGGCTGAAATTAAAAGAGGAGGAGAAGAACAAGAACCTTTCACCAACTTCCGAAGAATATTTATAGATCAAATTCATAACTCAGAACTTTTCGGGCCGTTTAGGACGGCCCTAGCGGAGGGCACAGTAGAAAGAAGGGGAAGCGAACAGCCAGTAGATTTCGCGAACGTACAAAAATTCACACCGCAAAGGATTGTTCAAAATAGACACTTGCTTAAACGCAGCAGCGTATTAAACCAAGATTCCACTAATTTTAACGTAATGATGGCAGACGGTCTCCCCCTATATGAAGGGAGTGATGATAGGAGACTCGCTGGGGCCAGAGTGGGATCACGCGCAGGAGCGGCGAAGAGTTATTCTTCATGGGGAAAGAATTCTTTAGCGCATTGGGATGAAAAAGCGATTCCCATTGAAAGCCTACAACAAAATAACACAATCGCGGTTCACGAGGCATTGCACTTCAATAATCCGGTAACGGATCAGTTTGATGTTGATGAAGCTGCAGAATACGGTGGAACGTATTTGGATCATATCGTTACGG